TCCTTCTCGTCGTAGAATTGAACCGATCCCTGTGTACGGCCAAATCCGGAACCGGAAATAACAACAACATCTCCGACGCTCTGGCTTGCTGGCAGTACTGAGGATGCGCTCACAGTAACCGCTCCGTCGGAAACCATCACCCGTCCAAATTTCCCGTCAAACGTTCCGGAATCCATGATCACCGGTTTGATGTCAACTGGAACGACTGTCGATTGTTTGCGCGACCAGGGTTGATCGCCGTTGACCGCGATCAACGCCTTCATGAGGAATAAAGTGCGGTATCTGACCGGCGAGCCGATGACCTTTTGCTTGATCCAGATCGTCCACCAGTTCGGGTCCTGATCTCCACCGATATCGAATATCGAATATGCGGGATCACCGTTAGCTGCAGTGTCAGTGACATCGGATGTCAGCATTCCCATCGCGAGCGCGAGTTCGTCGATATTCGTCGGTTTGACGATTGCCGCAACATTACAATCCTCAGCAGCCAGGTGCCGGTCGACCGGACCGAGATATGATTCGACATAATGATCTACAAATTCCGGCGAGAGCAGGAACTTGATCGAATCCTCTTCACATTGAAACAGCTCGGTGTATCCGGTCGGCGGATCGAGCTGGTGATATCCAATCGTAATGTCGGAAGCATTTCCGGCCGCGAATGTTTTGCCGTATACTTTTACCGGACCTATCGTTTTTCGACTGTCCATTTTTTTATCCTATATAAAATTCTCGTAAGGGCACGGCGCGCCGTGCCCCTACATTGTATTTACCAAACATCACCCGACGAAATCGGATGTTCAATCATCGCTGTAATCGAGATGTTGTAACACTCCCGTCCATCAGCTCCAAATGTCGGGATGATTGCTGTAAAATATCCCACTTCTTCAATAATTAACGGGCTCCCATCGAGGGTAAACCCGGTCAGCGTATCATTTTCCATCAGCGACTGTTCGACCTTATCACCCAACAGTTCGGCGGCTTCGTAATTTGCCCTTGTGTCAGGTTTCATATCGTAATAAAGATCGACAAACACTCGAAATTCTTTCAGGTTATAATTATTACCCTGGGCGTTCGGAAACGATCTGACGTTCCGGTTGCTGATAACCACGCAGGGCAAGCCAGTGTTCTTGTCCGCTTTCGTCAGATAGAACCTGCTCTCTGTAATATCTTCCAACAGTTCACCCGATCCCGCGACCGCGACGAGCGCATCCTTGACCGCTGTCAATACCGCCTTCATCTTTTTCGAACCTTCAGAACCTTGCCGGAGACCCGTTCAAAAATTTTCGCCATTTTCTTCGGGATAATATTGTCAATCGCTTTCCGCAGGAACGGTCTGGCCCGCATCCCTTTGACCGACTTCGCGAACACTCCCGGAGTTCCTCCCCAGTGCAGTGCTTTCGCGCGGATCGGGACGATGGGGCGTTTCTTCGGACCGTAAATTCCGGTTCCTTCGTGGACAAATTCAGCATAACTCGCAGTCGCAAAAACCTCGGCAGCCGGTCGACCGCTGATCGTCCGCTTTCGGGTCCCGATCGAGCTTTTCAGATTTCCGGAATCTTCAGCATGATAGGGTCCCGGTGTTCCGACTAAGTCGACCGCTTCAGCTTCAACCGCGAGGCCGAGTTGGAGGATGAATTTACTCGCGATCTCAGGCGATTTGAGGACGAGGTTTTTGATCGCTGATGTGTCGACTTTGTAGTTAAACTTCATCTTAAGTATCCCAGTCCGCTTCGGATTTTCCGGAAACTATTGTGCCCGAAGTCCAGTATGCCTTGCTCGCTTCGGAAGCCTGGGCTTTGTAATCTTTCACCATCTTATCCACCTGGGTCGGGCTTAAAACGGCAGTTTCACCACGATCAGTCTTGACGACGGTTTTAATCCCGCCGTCTCCGTAAACCAGATTCAATCCCGGAATCATGAGAGACAGGCAGATATAAGCCTCGGCGTTGCGGAGATCTTCTTCCTGGGCTTCCAAACCACCGTGTGTCTCGAGTGTTTCACCATCCCCAAGCCCAGCCCTGGCAGTCGTTATCAAAGCCAGCGAGGCAGCATAGTTGCTCGTCCCGACCCACCTCTTCAAATCGCGGGAAGCTTTGGCGAGATGCGGAGCGATCTTGGCATCGGTCACAATCGTAGAACTAAGGTTGATCGAGATCGACCTCACATGATCCGCATCGGTTAAAAACGTTCGAGCTGCCATAAATCCTCATTGTCATTCCCGCGCAGGCGGGAATCCAGAAAAAGGCCTGAAAATATACGTTGTGGTGTCAGGTGCCCTCACCTGACACTTAACTCGCGATGTCACACGCCCTCGTGTGACAGGTTAAACTGGCAGACGGGGGCATCTGCCATCGCAAATTCAGGGGTTAACAAAAACCGGTATCGACGTATTGTCCGCATTCAGAAACTCCATCGCCCTCGCCACAACCCTGAACGAGTGGGTCGTGTCCGAGAAAGCGACAAGATCACCTCCCGCTGCCATTTGCAGCATCGATCCCGGATAGAGCGCAGTTGATGCGCCGTCACAGGTTGCGTGAATGATTCCGTGAGTCACGACGTACCCGACAGTGTTGTCGATGATATAGTTCAGCCAGGTACCGGATGAGTCGCGCCCTGCAGCAATTCCTGCAAAATTATCGGACGCCGAATCGGATGCCCTGACTGCGCCGTACATTATAGCATTTACGTCGTATGAATCCCATCCGGCCGCTGACTGCACATCTTTGACCGAATCGATTTGTGACCAGTGATTAGCAGATTTGGTGTAACTGTTAGCGCCGTCGGTTATTGCCAGGGTTTCAGCCTGGGCGACACCCGCCGAGTCCAGTCCGTAGATGTTCAGTGTATCGTTACTTGCCGTCCCGTCCGCAACTACGTAGAGTGCCGTATACCATCCCCCGGTCGAAGAAAGGTCGTCCTCGATCCGTGCCTTTTTATTTTTAGTGGTATCACAAACTACAATCCGCGTCGAGTCCCAAACGCATACATCCCCGCGAGTCAGAGTTGCGCCTTCCTGGTTAAGAACCGGAATCAGGATGCATCCCTGTTCTTCCTGGGTTTGTCCAAGGAATTTCGGAGTGTAACGGTTATAAGCCGAATCCCGATCATCGATGTGTCTGTTTAAAGTGCGGGTGTACGGCCAGGGGATAATCAGATCACTGACATTCGTCGTCGGCGCATCCGACCAGCCCGGTGTTGTCTGCGAGACCGTCGGTTCCGAAATCAGTAAGACGCTCACAAAAATCATGAGCACAATTATTAAATAGTGAATTAACTTCACTTTAACCTCCAAAGATTGCGCTGTCACACGCCCTCGTGTGACAGCCTTTTCTGGCAGACGAAGGCGTCTGCCAGCGCGTAAATTCAGGGCGGAAGGGAAGCTGCCAATCCCTTCAGAAGGATTTGGTGCCAGGCAGCTTCCCGGTTGAAAATTCCAATGTGGTGTCAGGTGCCCTCACCTGACGCGATCAATCCAGAATCAGGACTCGACTATCTGCACCCGCGTTGCGTTTGTGTCGAGAACCCCAATAACACCCTCTTTCGAGAACGAGAACGCCTCGATCTGCGAGTCGATGTATTTATCGGTCTCGGAGATATTCGAACCGGCTTCGACAAAGTCAACTGCAGCTTTATTCTTGTCGACGTAAGCCAGTTTGGTGGTGCTCAGGTCGCAATTGGTTTCGGGGATCAGTTTGTGCATCACCCCGCCAACCCCGCTGAGTCGGGCTGTCTTAATCAGGTCAAAATTGCGAGCATCGTAAAAGACGTCGTTATCCAGCAGTTGCCCTTCAACCGTCGCGCCATACACGCACACATCGGCGTTGTAGAAGGTGTTTTCGAACGCCGCAACTTCCTTGACGAATTCCTTGTGAGTGATGACTCCGGCTGAAGCTGTTGTGTTGCCGGATGCCGCGTTTTCGACAAGGCGATTGACGCAATCGAGAGCCTGATCACGCTGCATATTTTCACCGAGCATGTTCAAATAAATCTGAACGAGATTCATCGTCATATTCCGCAGCGTCTTGTACGTCAGTTCAAGCACCACACCCAATTTGTAGCTGTAAACATCGCTGTCTGTCAGCACAAAACTTACCTTGGGCATGCTTGCGCCTTCGGCAACGATGTACTGTTTCGCCTTGGCTTTTTCGGTCGATGAAATCGATGGCATTTTCACGACTTCGGACGGTACAATCTCAGTCCCCGCGACCAGGTCGCTGATCAGGGCGAACTTGGATGAGTACACCGGCGGCTGGATCAGCACGCGACGAATGTACTCGGTGAACAGAAATCGATTTGTGTAGTCAGTTGTAAAAACGGACGACAGTACTGCGTTTTGACCGCGCGTCATCAGTCCACGGGCGGCGAGCTGCAATTCAAACGCATCTAATCCCAACTCCGCTGCGTTCCCACACTTATCAACAGGACAGTGTTTATCCAGAACGACTGCCAGATTTGAGACCCTATTTGGATCTTCCATCGGAGCGGTTACCCGTTCCTTGTATTCCTGAAACACCGCCTTCATATCGACAGCTAAAACCTGGTTTTTCTCTGACTCCGAGATATTAACACGAGGTTCGGGTGTCACCATATGAACAAGATCCTCCGGCTTCAAATTCTTCCCAAATCGGGAATTCAACTGTTGAAGCGCAAGAAAATCCATTGCCTGGAATCTCATGATTCCTCCCAATATTTTTTATTATAAATCAAATCATCAATCGTTTTTTCAAGTGGTGTCAGGTGCCCTCACCTGACACTTGTTAATAGTCTAACCCAGCCAGACCACGCAGGTCGTGTCAGAAGTTCTGACTTCAACAACCTGACCTTTTGCCAGGTGTCCACCGGCAGCGATATCAGCGTCCGCCGAAGCCTGGCTGACTGCCCCTGCACCGTCAAGTTCGACCATTTGGCCGACCACCGGCGTTGTTGCCACGTACTTAAACCGGGCAAATCCACCGTGCTGGACGGTTGCGCGAACCGGGATGTCGTTCGAATCGACTTCGTTGCTCACGGAAACCACTTTCCCAAACAGTTTCCCGCCGTCAGATCCCATGCCGACTTCGTTGTTTGCTGAAATCGCGCAGGCTGCAAGACCGTTGTCGAGATCAGTCTGTGTAAAATCCAGGTCGGTTGATGTGTCCATCGAGAAGGTGGCGTATTTTGCGTCAACCCCTTCGTTGTTCATAATAAAAATCGCTGTTCTTGCCATTATTTACTCCAAAATAAAAAATCTTCTTGATTGTTCTGGCAGACGCTTTCGTCTGCTGGAAGTCGTAAGGGCACGGCGTGCCGTGCCCCCACAATTCTAAATCGAGCGAAGTGGGATGCTGATCCCACCCTTGCCGTCCTTGTTGTCGTGCTGGACAGGTTGACTCTGCCGCAGTTCGGTAATTGGTTCACCGCACTTCGTGCATGTGAACTGTCCCGCTGAAATGTCGAGGTCAGCCTGGTAATCTTCCTGCAGCGCGCGAAGCGTATCCCAGTCCGCGTTCTTGATCATCGTCTTCTGAGTTTCCGTGACCTCCCTGCCGGTCAGAGTTGCCCTTTGCTGAGCGAGTTTTTCAACGTCCTTGCGCAGTGATGTGAGTGCCTGGACTCCGATATCAGCATTTGCCTTAAGTTCGTCCATACCTAATTCGAGAGTCTTCCTCATCTCATTGGTATCAGTCAAACCATCTATCGGGATGCCAGTATTTTCTGCAAGTTTTTGCAGGATTTCCACTAACTCCATTTTCCCTCCGGATTTATCCGTTTTTTTATCTAAATTCAATTTCAATTTTTCCGCCTTATCCGACAGCGCCATTTGCAGCTCGTCGGGCTTGCCCATTCCGGTTCCGGGATGTGACCCGCGATAAACGATTGAACCTTCGTCAACCGTCGTCACCCCGTCCCAATAGTAAAAGCAAAGCTTCCCATCGTACTTTCTGCCTGGGATATGAATGCAGCGATTGTCATCATCGTCCGGAATTCCCCGGATGTCTAAACCGCAGATATTACACGTCGGAGTTGTGAACCGAAATCCAATCGATCCTTCGTTGTAGATTCCCGTATCAATGTTTTTTTCCATCCGGTCAGAATCTGGTGTTCCATTTGCCCAATAGAACATCGGAATAGCATACGTGACGTCACCGATCTTTTCTGTTCGACCGCCAAAAAATCTTGCTAATGGAACCTTGTCGGTGTCGTGCCCTGCAAGCATTGGAGCCCCGTTCATCAGCTTGAGCATATGCTCCATATCTTCCGTCCTGAATTTTCCTCGGTGCATCGTCAGCGCATCCCCGACGATCCGATATTCCCTGATTTCGACATCACCTTCATTCACCGGTTTGGGCGGATTCAGGGCGTTGATTTGCGCGATGCAACTCGCAATTTTATCTTTCGCCAGTTCAAAACATTTGACATCGGGTACTCTTAATTGAGCCTTAAGCATAAGCTTTGATCTCCTTTGCATTAACCGGCTGAACAACAACCAAATTCCCGCAATCAGGACATGTGATTTTCCGGCAGCCCCCAACCGGCATTACGACTTCGCATTGCGGACACATCACCAAATCCGGTAATCGTAGGGGCTGAATATTTTCAGCCCTTGCCTTATCCATTCCTTGAGTGGTGTCAGGTGCCCTCACCTGACACTTTTCACCGCGATCACTTCGTTCCATTCTTTTTCTCAACAAAATTTGCGCCAACATTAGTCACCATATATCCCGGAACGACAATCGAAAAAACCGTCTGCGAAAGGGCTTGTAAATAACCCCAGGCGATCTCCGATTCCGGAAGAAAGGCGATGACTGATAAACCGAAAATCAAAACCACACCAATCGAACCCAGCGCGATCAAGAACTTCCTCGACGTCATCGTCTCGCCCAGGCTGTCTGGTTAAACACCGTCACCGCCTGGGTGATCAGGATATCGACTATCGCACGGATTGCAGGTCCGTCGAACGGTTCGATGTACCAGGGCAGAGGGATTGCGCTGTCGATTTTTTCGATCAGCTTGAACCGCTTGTCCAGGTGCATGAATACATCCCTGACGAGCTGATGTTTCGATTCACCCTGACCACGACCGATACAGATTTTCTGTGCTGCTTTGACCATCGAACAGATAACATCCGCAATAACCTGCACATTGACTGCTTCACCTGCGATGTTGTTGAAAATTTCATCCCCCCGCTTCAGCATCACCGTCGCGTCATGGTTACTGTACTTCCGATCTTCGGATCGTTCGAAAACAGGTTCCGGTTTCGGTTCAGGTTTCGGTTCAGGTTTCGGAGGTTTGACTGTTATCTCAGGCTGTTTTAATCCGGCAGATTCAACCGCTGGAGTTTTCTGCTTTTTAACCGGTTTTTTCGGTTGTTTCTTCCTGGTTGTCTTCTTCTTGGTTGCCATGATTTATCCTTATTTTTTGGGCTGAAGATATTCAGCCCCTACGGTAAATTCCATCTTATCTTGAAAGAAGCCGCCCCTGCCTCTTTTTTCCCGATCAGAAGGTACCTGAGCTCGAATGACGCCGGAAACCGGTCAGTATCCACCAACGGCAGCGGGATCGACATTGACGATTTGAACTCCCACGCGGGAGCTAAATCCTGAGCCAACGTCAGTGACGCGGAACTGAATCGTCCGCTGTATTTGCAATCCGCAGCACACTTCGGATCGGAATAATATTTCGTCACCAGCCCGACTGAGGAGCGGATATTGTTTCGCTCAAACCCGACAAACAGGCTTTGCCGGTCAATTTTCTTTGAAGGTTTGCACCGGATATTCACCTCAACCGTCGGTTCGTACCGGAATCTCATATCGCTGTAGGTGTATTCATAATCGAAGCTGTACTCGCCGAACAGCTCTCCGTTTTCGCGTTCGAATGTCGTCAACAGGCCGGCGTTATCCCACTCGGCGCCGACGCCAATATACCAGTCAAACGGGTAAGGTCCGTTCGGAATCCGGAACGCAGCTTCCGCCGGGATCGCGTCCGGGACCATGCCTGCGAACGCGGAATTTGTTATCAGAAGTAAAAAAATGAAGGTTCTCATTCCTGGTCTCCTTTTTGTTCAGCATACCAACCTTCACCTTTCAGGCTGTCGACGTGGAGCTCTAAACTGTCCTCTGTTGAAAAATGCCTAAAATGATCTAATCCGCTTGAAATCGTATGCCCGGAATCCAGTCTGCCGAAGTGCAAGACTGTAATTGAGCTGTCATATGCGGTCCAGTATATAGGATTGCTGGAGTTGCTTGAAATACCCGCGCCGAACGAGATCATTGCGCAGAGGAATACTGCAATAACTATTTTTTTCATGAAGCATCCCCTCCGTCGGCAATTGTAGTAGATTTATCTAAAATCATATCAGCTTTAGCCTTGGCGGCATCTGAGCTAAAAAGTTTGTAGTCATCGGCATTGTCCATAATATCGGTATCGAGCGAAAGAGTATTTGCATCGTCAAGTGCTGTTATCCGCGCCCAGCTTCCATCGGTTGTGTTCCAAATCACATCTTCGATATTATTTGATGTAAAAGTTTGACCAGCATCAATGAGCTTGTTCACAGCAACTCCGGTTGTCGTACTTGAAATGTATCGAGATCCGCGTGAGAATTGTGAACCTCCGAAGTCGACACTTAGGCTGTTGGGAGTGTTTGGATTATTATTCCATCCGATCAGAGTAGCATCGTAATTAGATTTAGAAAGTCCGGTAGAGTTTTGCATGAAGCTTGTCATGGCTGTCATCGATAACAAATCCCAAAATGCAAAACTGTGATCATAAGAATCGGTGTTATAAAACATGTAGGATGCTGCTGTCAAAAGCGAAACGTTCAGGGCTCCTAAATCCTGACTAAATAGAATACAATTGAAGATAAAGTCGTTTCCGAGACCATTTAAATTTGAACCATTCCATCCGAATATACTCCCTATCGAAGTAAGCGATAAACAATCTCTAAATGTTCTGAAAAGCACTGATGTTCCATTCACTCGAGGAGCATCAATTGCAGTTACATCAAGGTTGCTGCAACCATAAAAAGCTGAACCCTTTGATAGAACCAGAATTCCCCATTCCGATATTTCCGTTATAAGATTTTTATCTCCACCGTTATTAAATTGCCAGCCCGATAGCTTTCCCCGAATTACGACATAATAAGTCCCCGCTGCCGCGTACGGATGGACTTTATCAGGGTCATCCCAGGAAGTTATGACACTCTCGGTTCCATCTCCCCAATCAACATAAGCTTCGATTTCATTTGAGTCGTCGACGAGTGGAAGCGTAAGGGTGTCAACTCCGGCAATTACGATTGTAAACCTAAACGCCCGTTCCCCCGCCTCAAAATCCCCCCAGGGTTCAGCATTCCAGGGATCAGCCATCCAGGGATCGGGATCAAACCAATCGTCAATCCCCGCCAACACCGTGAACTCAACATACTCACCTGCCAGCCCCGTAGGATAGACATTCCTGTCTGTCCGCAACTCAACCGGCTGAGCAAACCCAATGCCACAACACAACAGGATCAGAATCACAAGCATAAGCCGCACGGGCTGAATATTTTCAGCCCCTATATTTGCGAACCGGATCACTTCCCATCACCTCCGGCAATTGTCAAAAACACATTCACTGTGTCAACAATCAGATTAGCAGGATCAACCGACTTTTGCGCGAGGACATAGGCGATCGCATTACCCCTGACAATTCCCAGCCGATACTCGAAAAACAGCGTCGTATCCGTGAGTGTCTTGCCCCGATATTTCGGGTACCAGGTCGACCCCGTGTCAGATTTTGATATAAAGCAATGCGATCCGTTTGCCGGAATGATCGGACCTTGACCGTCATAAGTATGCAATTCCACCCACCCGGAATCGATCTGCACGGAGTCCGCGTTCTGAGCTCCGATCCTGAGCGAAATGTCGAAAATATTCGTCCCGATCAGGTGTCGTTCGAGTGTGCTGTCCGCGTAATTGCGTCCGGTTGTCTGATACCCGTCGACCGCAAACACAGCCAGCGTGCAGACGCCCGTGTTGATCATTTGAACGGTATCTTGTAGCTCCCACCACGTCCGCTCTTTCTCCGCGTACCGGTGAACATCCGCAGCTCCTCCGGCAAATGACGACAGCCAGCTCGCCAGGAAAATTCCGATGATCAGAAAGATTGACCATATTTCACGTCTAAACCTTTTCTTGTCATTCCCGCGCAGGCGAATTATCGACTTGTCGCTGTGATCGAAGTGAATAGAATCCAGATCGGTCACGTATTTATATTGCTCGCTATTCATGAATAGCCTCTTTTAAGTTTTTCCAGTTCGTCCCGATATATCAAGCGCAATTTCAGTCCCCTCGCATCAGAGTCGCTTAAATCCATTATTCGAAAACTGCCACCATCCGACACCGGCATCTCGGATGCAACGGTGGTTTTTCACCGCTGATGAGAGCGGATTCCGGATCGGTTCGCGGTTCCTGCGGTTGAGACTTGATATATTCCGCATACTCCTGAGCTGTCATTCCCATCTCTTTATCCAACTGTGCAATCGCCGGAGCGACCTCCCATTCCAAGCCTCCGAACGGATTGCAGACCGGGCAGTCATAGCTCCCGACCCTGATCCACTTCGCCTTAACAACTCCCGCTTCCCGGAACTGATTCAACTCCGCGTCGTTCCGCATCCGGACGACCGACGTGTCAGTGATCGCGGACAGTTGAGTATCTGACAGGTGATCGATTGAACCGCCCAGCGCACGCCGGAACTTGTCGAAAACTTCAGGTTTTGTCCGATCGAATAAATCCGCGCCCTTCTCTAAGAATTCTTCGCGCAGGAACTCCATCCCCTGGTTACGTGACTGATCGGAGCCGATATATTTCGAGATGTAATAGTTGTCGACCCGCGCTGTAAAGTCCAGTGTCCGCTGATCGATCGGTGTAAACGTGAAAGTCACCGGCGGTTCCCCGTCGAAAGCTGCAGTTTCTTCAAGCTTGAAATGCCGGTAAGTCTCTTCGGCAATTCTGTCCACAACATCCTGAGTTTCCGGCAGCGACATCTCTGTCCCGAAAGCCGTCGCGATGGTGTTCCAGTTCCTCTCCGCGAAGTCGTCGGCATTTGCATAGAATTGGTAAGTAGATCGCTCCATCACCGCCTCGACCGCCTTGACCGCCTTCTCGGTCGCCTCGTCCGTGACCGGTTTCATTTCCCGCAGATATTTCCTGACCCACTTGTCCAACTCTTTCTCGGTCGCCGCCAGTGCTTCCGTAGGATGGACATTCCTGCCCGTCCGACATTTCCCACAATCGCACACAGTAGGACGGTCATTCCTGCCCGTCCACAACTCAACCCTCGGAGTCTTCAATTCAAACCGGTTCCCATTCAGATCCAGAATGTGCCGTGACCGGGGAGTGTGGGTATATCTATTCGCATTCGGCGACATAAACGCCGACCCGCCAACCGGATTGTCTATCTTAGACGGATCGAAAACCGGAGCGTCATAGTACTTTTCTGAAACCCAGTTCGGATCGACCAACCCCTTGTCCATAGCTTTAAGGTCACCCGTCAAATCCGTCGTCCGCGCCTGTGCTTCCGCCAGCGGATCAAACGCCGGATTTCGCTTCAGCATCAACGTCACCCCCGAAGGATCGATCCCCGCCAGAGCCAAATCGCGAAGCAGAGAATCGGTGACTGCGGATTCAACTATATCCTGATGTGTTTCGATCTTGCGAATCTCAGTTACGTAAATCACCTTCGCAAAAGTTTGCACCGGGTTTTTCGAAGCCCCGATGATCATCGGGTTCAATCCGACCGCCTGGTAGGAATCCTCGCGTTTGCGATCCAGAATATCAACAGCTCCCCGCGCCTCACCCGTTGGGCTGTGAACCTCGAACTCCATATCATTCGCGGTCACCAGCATCCCGTCCTTGAAGTTGTCGCTCAGGTCGGTGATCCTTTGCTGCAGTGCTGTATTGAAATTGTTAATATCGTCCGCGTTATCGGGATCGTAATCTTCCGGCAGTGCCAGCATCGCGACCATCAATCCCAGGATTCCCATTTTATGCAGGATGAACTTGACGTTCTCGTCGATGTCCATGTTCATGATGATGTCGTTGATCGCTGAGAGAGCCGGCGGGATCCCGTAAGGCGATCCCTCCAGAGTTTCACCTGCAACGTACCGGTATGTCGGGGCGTCCAGCTTGATCGATTCTGTCCCATTCCATTTCTTCTGGTAAGGAACCCAGGCTCCCCCTTCCTGCTTAAATTCGATGTTGATCACCGGGACCAGGTTGACGTCATGCACCCTGTCCATAGCTGTTGTCAGGATGTCCTCCGCCGAGATCGCGCCGGTCGTGAGCAGCTGGTCAAAATAAGCCCTGACCAATCCGGAAAGCTTCCCGCCATAAGGCCTGATCCTTTGCGCCATCTCGTTCAACCGCTGCTGTATCTTGCGCACGTCCGCATCCGACCTGTCGGTGATAACCAACTTCAACTGCGTAGATGCCAGGTGTTTCGAATATTTTCGCGCCGCCGAGAGTTCACGGTTCGTGTGGCTCGCCTGGATCAGGAACTGCAGGATTGCACGGTCGACCGCCGGACTGATGTTCAGCGTATGGTTCATCCACTTTTGGACGTTCCCGGAAATGTCAGACCATTGCACCTCCGAATGCCGAACCGGCTTCGCTGCCCGACCCGTACGAACCGGCGCCGCCATCTTCTTCTCTTTTTCTTTTGGCTTGTCAGACTGAAATCGGATCGGCCAGAGTTTCGGAATTTTCAAGACGCCTTCCTCGAACGCATCACCGGATATGCGTGCCTCGTTTGATTACTTTTCCCTCCGCCCCGCATCAGATCCGATCCATAAGCCCTTGTGCCTGAAAATTGTTTGGTGCCTTTTGTTTTGATCGTCGCAAATGCCGCTTGTACCATTTGCATGCAATCCGGACCATCGTCAAAGTCCCCGTTCGGATGCTCCTCCATCATCTCGATTAACCAAGGTAAATCTTCGCAAATTCGCAAATCCCCGGATTCAACCCCCGGCGCCATAGTTTCAATCCGATCGTCCTTATTAAGCGGAATATCTTGCTTTGTCCGGGTCGAATTGTCGACCTCTTTCAAAATGATTCGTACTCCCTCTTCGCGACAAATATTTTTAATCATCTCGTACAAAGCAATTTGAGCTGCGATGGTTTCAATCGGGCCCCGCCGAATGTTCGGTTCTGAATGTAGGATATCGACATATTTTCTGGCACCTTTGGTCATCTTTACCCGGAATCGCCATCCTTTGCAGATCCAGATTATTTTGTCCGGAGACTGACGCCCCAGAAGTATCACAGAATAGTCCCTTTTCTTTCCAGGTCTTGTCGCCGTGTCATAAGCGAGCACCCCCGGCCAGCTTTCGTCGACCGCTGAGAAAGGGAACGCATATCTCCGCAAATCGTCTTCACTGAATGTGAGGTCATCTTCGGCAACCGGTTTGTTTTCCAGTTCTTTCCGGAAGCCCTTCTTTCCCATCTTGCGCTCTTTGCGCATCAAAGTCTTGGGTGGGAATCGCTCCGGCCAGAGTGACGCGATTATATTCCCGTCTTCGTCACGCTCAATGACTGCCGATAATTCTTCGTAATGCCAAATTTCTTCTTCACCTGGCTTTTGCTCTTTAGCTTTCTCTTTGAGCTTCCCGAGATGATCGTGCAACGCCATCCGGTTGCCGGTGATCAGACCCTTTGCTTCTTCACCCTCACCACCCTCGAGGTTCATAACCTCTTCAAGGATCCACTCGGTGATAAGTTGAAGTTGCTCTTTCGATCTCGCGAGGGCTTTATCAACCAGGTCGTCGATAATCCAGGTTGTCACCCGGTCGCCGTCGTCCGCTAAAAATCCCCTGACCGATCCACCCCAACCCGTTCCTGCAAGTACGTGACCATTGGAAAAGATGATTTCAGATTCGGTTTCTTTACCACCCCCGAACATATCTCCGAAGTCTTGCTTCAGCAGTCGGTTGCGAGCCATCACGCGCTTGATTCCACCGATGATTCGACTCGCGATCTTGTCGGTTTTACTAATGAACAGGTCGACTGCTGACTGATGTTCTTTCGGACACAGATCGTCGCGTCCATAGGTCACGATGTTCCAGCGCAGGATTATCTTTTCAGTCGTCGTCTTGCTGAATCCACGCGGCCAGGTCTCAACCAGCAGCTGGTGTTTGTAATACCGTTCGCAAAAGTCGTAATGGAACTGGGGTGATGCCGACCGAAACTCTTTCGGAAAGTAAATCTGCCCGAAGTTCAGGAAATGCGAACCGTCCGGCTTCCACTTGATCTGTTCGAGCCGCCAGTCCTTCGACTTCGCTGCGTAGTCAATCTTCCCGCCCAGTGCTTCGCGGACGATAGATTTATTTGATGTTTTAGTCCTGGGCAAACTTGGCCTCCAGCAGCTGCACTAATTTGTTCCAGGGAGGCGTACCAATAAGCTCTTTATACGCCGGAATCTTTTCCATCTCACTCCTGACCGCCTCGAGGACCATCCGCAGCTGCTTACCAGAAATATCACCCGATCCGTCCTGACCTGTGACCTTGCGGTGAGCTGCGAGGACTGTTGACATTCCATAAATTGCGTGTTGAAAATTACCTGGATGCAAACCTTCCAGAGTTTCAAATATGTTCCCAAGAATGTTTTCAAGCTTCGTCCCGATGTCACCAATCCCCTCAGCGATCTGAACGTCCTGAACTTGCTCGGCTTTTGCCTGGATTTCCGCCCGACGTTTTTTCCAGTTCCCAACCCGCGACCAGGTTTTAATCGTGTTCAGCCCGAGTTTCCGGCACTGTGGGAAGTCCTCTCGAACCCTATCCCGAACCTCGTCGAACGACAGACCCGCGCAGTAATACTCAAACGCCGCGTCTTTTATCTTCTGGGAGTACGCCATTATTTTGCTGAGAATCCAAACAGTTTGCCGATCAAACTCACATATTGTTCATTCAGAACAATTGGTAGAATTATCAAAGCGATTCCAACAACCGCGATTGACAGGACCTTAATCCGCCCCTTGATTTTAACGAAATAAGTGCTTCCCTCGTTGAGTCTTTTATCGACGGTTTCTCTGTGGTTTTTAGTCTCTTTTGCAAGGGTTTTAATTTCAGTGGTCTGACCTTCAACAACAGCAATCAGTTTACCGAATTCTACAGGATCTACTTCCATCATTGACCCCAGCCATCGACGGTTTTTTCAACAACATCCAATGTTCGCTGTCTTGTTTCGATTTTCATCTTATTGATTTCGAGTGACCCATCAACAACTTTGCTTAATATTTCCTCAAGCTTATCAACGCTCTGCGGTGGCACTGGTTTCCCTTCAGCCTCGCGTTTTTCTTTTAAATCCTCACAGAGTTTCTTAATCTTCCCATTGATCCTCTCTTTCAAATCGGAATCATCGGGAGTGAGGTTATCAGCAGCATCCATCAAGTCTATAATGTCTTTCTTCAGGCTTTTAATTTCTTTGTCGTCCGCCATTATCTCCCTCGCCAGTTCCTTATATCCGTTGTCATTCCCGCGCAGGCGGGAACCCAGAATCTTGTGAACTTGCTAACTTTCCAACTTGAAAACTCCACCACAGGTGGCAAACCTGCCGATCACCCCGGGTTCTCCGCTGTTGGGGTGGAGGAGCACATGCGAAGCTGTCCCGGGGTGATCTAAAACCTTGACTGCCGCCTGCAACCGCACAACTTCACAGCATCCGTGATGACGCTGCCGGGATGTCATCCCGCCGGATTCCGCCAGGACTCGAGGGGTTGCCTCCCCGACGCGGAGATTTAAGCGGTTGTAAGATCCATCAATCCTGAGACCCCGGTGATGAACCGGAATCAGGCAGTCAAAATCTTTCTGATTTCAATAGGATCTGTACGGGTTGAAGATTTTCAGCCCCTACATTGTCTGTGCTGTCAGGTGCCCTCACCTGACAGTCAACTCTTTTCGGCAGGCCTCCCCCCGTACGGGCTCTAAATCTTAAGCCCCTACATTACAACTCCCCCCAAGCTCCTCCTTCGTGCTGTCAGGTGCCCCCACCTGACATGTCCCGTAAGGGCACGGTGCCCGTGCCCCCTTTCAATACCTCTTAGACTTATCCCTGTTCGCTCTGTAAAATGCTTTCGCAAATCCCGGCGGTGTGATCGCTCTGCGCATCGTTCGCGATTCGGTTCCAACCGGCAAATCATAACCCTCGTCGTCGATCAGCGGTGCCGGTTTGGCTGGCAGATCGTGCAACATCGCAGAGTTTGTTGCAAACTTAGCCTTCTTCTCCGGTGGTATTTTCACCGGATTCCTTTTTGGCAGTGCAAAGTTCCCGAATATGTGCGTCCGTTTCTGCCAGGGATCCCCGTAATCACAGGGATCAAATTCAAGCGCCGGTGCACCAAGCAAATGACAGAGGTAACCCTTCGGATTTTCCAATGCCCAGAACCTTAATGCGCCATCCTTAACCAGCGTGACGTGCAGCCGAACCGCCCAGATTATTTCGAGGCAAGCCCTGACAATCCGGAATCCCGCTTTCAGGTCGCGCGGTGTTTTCGACCGCGTTCGCGCCATCGAAAATTGAGTGCAAGGCGGAGCTGCCAGGACTCCCCAGATATCCCTCGTCCGGATCGTCAGATCAGGTGCTCCGTTCTGCCCGTGAAAAATCAAAAGCGAACCATCCTCGCTCATCGACCATTTCGTCACGTCGTAATCCGGCAGATCGATTATTTC